ACCGAACGGGAAAATGATGAGTATTCAGGGTGGAATGAGGTTGCCGGACAGGCGGATTTTGATGCGTTTTAATTACAAATCATTTTCCTGTATTCTCTTTTGGGCAATGCCGTATACTTCTTCATCGGCTCTGGCACCAATTACAATAATCAGCATTTTATCATTTTGCTTGACTACTTTGTATACAATTCTAAGTCCTGCACTTTTCAGTTTAACTTTCAGAAAGCCGGACAGATCGTTGCCGTTTTTGTTTCCAAGCGGTTTTCCATATCCGCTCTCAAAAATCGGGAGTGGATTTTGTTTTACTTTCTTAATTGCTTTTAAGACCAGTATTCGTTGACTTCCGTCAAGCGATTTCAAATCATTTTCGGCTTCCGGCAGATATTCTACTTTCCAATTCATTCAAATTCTACCTCATCAAAGTCGGATAAATCATCGTCTGTGATTCCGAGGTCTTTCATAACTTGTTCTTCCGGAATTGTTTCTTCCGGATTGAATTTTTCCATTCGTTTTACAGCCAGAGTGAGTAAGCGGGCATCATTCACTTCATCCATCAGGCTGACATATTCATCCGGAGAAAGAAGTACACATTCCGGTGCATTGTTCTTCATAACAACTTTTGCACCGCTGTTTTTGACATCCTGAAAAATTTTTCCTGCAAGTCCACGATTGAACTGCGAAATAGAAATGGTATTTTGAATTGCTGCAATAATGTTCATACGCTACACCTCCACTTATAGTATACGTCATTTTTACAGAAATGTCAATAGATTTGCTGATAAAAAAACTGATTATTTTGTTTGAATCGAGGTGAACCACAGTGGCAAACAGAATCAAAGGCATTACCGTTGAGATCGGCGGAGATACTACCAAGCTGTCCAAAGCCTTAGAGGGTGTAAACAAGAACATCAAAAACACCCAATCACAGCTGAAAGACGTAGAGAAACTCCTGAAACTTGACCCGAAGAATACAGAACTGCTTTCTCAGAAACAAAAACTTTTAGCCGACAGCATTTCTGCAACAAAAGAAAAACTTGCAACGCTGAAAACTGCCGCAGAACAGGCAAATATGGCTCTTGCAAACGGCGAAATTTCCCAACAGCAATATGATGCTTTGCAGCGTGAGATCGTTGAAACAGAGAACGAATTGAAACGTCTGGAAACAGAGGCGAAAAATGCAGGTTCTGCCCTGCAAAAAATCGGCGATGCAGGAGAAGTTCTTCAGAATGTTGGCGGTAAAATATCCGGTGCAGGTGAAAAACTTCTGCCCATCACCGCAGGCGTTATCGCCCTTGGAACTGCTGCTGTGAAAACCGCCTCTGACTTTGATTCTGCAATGTCAAAGGTTGCCGCTGTTTCCGGTGCAACGGGTGACGATTTACAGGCTTTGCGTGATAAAGCACGTGAAATGGGCAGTAAAACAAAATTTTCAGCAAGTGAAGCTGCCGAAGCAATGAACTATATGGCGATGGCAGGCTGGAAAACAAATGATATGCTGTCGGGTATTGACGGCATTATGAACCTCGCCGCCGCCAGTGGTGAAGATCTTGCCACAACTTCCGATATTGTTACAGACGCATTGACTGCTTTCGGCTTAACAGCTGCTGACAGCGGACATTTTGCTGATGTGTTAGCGGCGGCATCAAGTAATGCAAATACCAATGTATCTATGCTTGGGGAATCCTTCAAATACTGTGCTCCGATTGCAGGTGCTTTGGGGTTCTCCTGTGAAGATACTGCTGAGGCACTGGGTTTAATGGCAAATGCAGGTATCAAGTCCACACAATCCGGCACTTCCATGCGTTCCATTATGACTGCACTTTCAGGCGAAGTAAAATTCTGCTTTGAATCCTTTGGAGAAATGGAAATCGCAACTACCAATTCAGACGGATCAATGCGTAGTCTTTCCGATATTTTAGCAGATTGCAGGGTTGCATTCGACCAGATGTCAGAATCCGAAAAAGCGAGTTCCGCAGAAACTCTTGTGGGCAAAAATGCTATGTCGGGATTTTTGGCTCTGATGAATGCTGCACCTGCGGATATTGACAAGCTTTCAAGTGCAATTGCCAACTGTGATGGTACTTCACTTTCTATGGCGGAAACCATGCAGGATAATCTTGCAGGACAGCTTACCATTTTGAAGTCCCAGCTTGAAGAACTGGCTATCTCTTTTGGAGAAATTCTGATGCCTGTTATTCGTGACATCATCACCAAAATACAGGGATTTGTGGACAAGCTGAACGCCCTTGACCCTGCAACAAAGCAAACCATTCTCAAAATCGGACTGATGGCTGCGGCTTTAGGTCCATTGCTGATCGTTGTTGGTAAAACCATTTCTTCTATTGGCAGTATGATGACATTCATTTCAAAAATTCCGACTATGATTGCAGGTGCAAAGACAGCGTTTTCTTCCCTTGGTGCGGCGATCGGCAGTATTTCTGCTCCTGTCGCTGCTGTCGTTGCGATTATAGCTGTACTTATTGCAGCATTTGTAAATCTATGGAACACCAATGAGGACTTCAAAAACAGCATTCTTTCCATCTGGGAACAGATAAAGTCTACCTTTGAACGTCTGACATCCGGAATCGTTGACAGAGTGAATGCATTGGGCTTTAACTTTCAGAGTTTCGGCGATATGCTGAAATCTCTGTGGAACGGTTTGTGCAGTGTGCTTGCACCTGTTTTTGAGGGCGTATTTCAGCATATTTCGGATATTTTCGCCTTTGTGACAGATACCATTCTGAGCGTGCTTGATGTATTTATCGGTTTGTTTTCGGGAAACTGGGAACAGTGCTGGAGCGGCATCAAGGGCATTTTTACAGGTATCTGGGATTTTGTAGTCAACCAGTTCAGCAATATTCTGAACACGCTGAGAGGTGTGGCAGATGTATTTCTCGGGTGGTTTGGAACATCATGGAATGAAGCCTGGACGAGTATAAAAGACTTCTTTGTTGAAATATGGGACAGCATCTGTTCCGCTTTTCAGGCTGTTGCTGACTTTTTCACGAACATCTGGAATGCAATCTCCATGTTCTTTACAACTATGAATTTTCAAGCTAAATTTTTATCTATGTACTCAAAATAAGATTTTTTGTTAACCTCTGCGTTATGTTCTAAATACCATTTAACAGTATCTTTTAACCCTTCTTCTAATGATAAAGTTTCTGGATATATTTTATTTTGACGGGATACATCTAAATAGTATTCATAGTTGTAAAAACAGAAGTAGTTTCTTTGTTCAATCTCATCATAAACATTTACAAAATCCGGCGTTTTTCCTAAGCTTTCATAACATTTTGTTACCCACTCTTTAATGGATACCTCTTCAACATTACCAACATTTAAAATATGCTCTGCTGGCTTTTCCTTAATTATTACTTCCATCAATCTGCATAAATCTTTCACATGAAAAAATTGTAATTTCATATTACCTTCTTTAGGTAAATAAAATTTTCTATCTGCTAAAGCACAGTCAAATACAAAAGTCTCTCTATAAATATTATTAAATGGTCCATATAAGTAAGGCGGTCTTAATATGTATGCATCATTTACTCTTTCAAGTAATGCTGTTTCGGCTGCGATTTTATCAGTTCCATATGCACCCCAAATTTTATTAACTGATTTCTCTGATTCTTCAAGAAATGGTTGAACGCCATGCTCTGGATATACAGCACTTGAACTGAGCATAATGTACTGTCCAAAAGAACCTAATTCTTTAACAAAATCAATTATGTCTTTTTCATTATAAGCTGTTATATCAGCAACAACATCAAAGAACATATCTTTCAATATGCCACCTAAATTATGCCTATCTCCTTCAATAAGTTTTACTCCCTGAACTTGTGGTTTAGAATTTCTGTTAAGTACATAAACTTCATAACCGGAATTCATGAAATATTCTGCTACATATTTACTTACAAAAGTTGTTCCACCTGTTACTAATATCCTTTTCATGAAGTTCTCCTTTGTACAAGATGATTTCAATTTGTAAGGCAAATGCTCCACATTTAATTTATTAATAGTATACCATACCCATATACCCAAAGTCAATGAAAAGCAGGTGAAACTTTGTTCTACACTTTAATTCTTGAAAACGAAACAGGTCAAAAAATCGACCTTTCCAAAACTGCAAACCGATATATGTTCTCCAAAATCAAAGGGCTTGATCCTCCGACAGGAACAGTCAGCACATCAAATTATGCAGGAATGAACGGCAGTTACCTCAATAACGCCTTCATTGAAAAGCGAAACGTGGTAATTCCCTTTGAAATGCGTGGGTTTGATGTGGAACTCCGCAGGCACGAACTATATCGTGTGGTCAAGCCGTCACGCTACATCAAAATTTACTACTCCACAAAGAATATCTCTGTGTATGCTGAGGGTATTGTGGAAACCTGTGAAATGGAGAATTTTGAAAAGCTGACCAATGGGCAGATTTCCATTCTCTGTCCTGATATTTATTGGTATTCCACCGAAACGCAGATTGCAGAATATTCCCGTGTCAGAGGTGCATTTCATTTTGTCTGTCCTGATAATGATGAACCATTTCCGATTGGTATGTACAACACGCAGGATATGATGACGATCAATAACAGCGGTGATGAGGTTGGATTCACTCTTGAAATCAGCGGTGGACCTGCGAAAAATCCGACCATTTACAACGCTCTGACGGACGAATATATGCAGATTTCAGGCGATATTCAAAAAGGTGATGTTATCACCATAACTACGAAAACAGGCAACAAAACCGTTCTTCTGGAGCGTGAGGGCGTTGTGACAAACATCATCAACCGACTTGTTTCAGGTTCAACATGGCTGAATCTGAAAGCAGGTGAAAATAAATTCTATGTCCGTGCATCAGATGGTTTGAATAACATCAAAGTCCGTTTGATACACCGAAATGCGTACTTAGGAGTGTGAAAATGCAGATTGAAATTTACAATATGATTCCTGTTGGAGAGAATATCTCCATATCACTTGAGGCTGTCTGTGACAGCTTTTCTTCGCTTTTATGGAATATTGAATACTACAAATGCGGTGCTTTTGAAGTGTACATTGCTGCATCTCCCCGAAATATTGAGATTTTTCAGACAGGCAGAATTGTGGGACGTGATGACGACAAGGAACATTTCGGACTGATTGAATCTGTGGAACTTGAAACCGATGCAGAAGATGGTGACTACCTCATTATCAAAGGCAGATTTTTAATGTGCCTTTTGGAAAGGCGTATTATTTATCCCACATTTAACTTTACAAAATTCGTTTCATATTCTCAGATTGTAATGAATGTGGTGCAGTATAATGCTTGTACAACAGGTATCAGAAAACTTCCGGGACTTGTTGTCGGCTGTTCGTCAGGCACTTGCTGGAACGCTGAAACCAAATTGCAGGTCAGCTATGACAATCTGATGGAATGGGTTTACACCATTTGCGAAAAGATCGGCGGAACCGCAAATATACGTTTGAGTAAAACCGATAATGAACAGTATGAAATGATTTTTGAACTTTCACAAGGTACTGATAGGAGCATATTACAGAAAATCAATCCGTACATTATTTTCTCTGATAGATACAATAATCTGCTGTCTTTCACCTATTTCACGGATACTTCTGTTAAAAAGAATTACGCTTATGTTCTGGGAAAAGGTGAGGGAGAAAAACGCAAGAGAACTACATATTTTGAGGATTCTGAACCTGCCCTGCTTGACAGATATGAAGTGTATGTTGATGCAAAAGACATCTCGGACGAAGAACAGGAAAACGGCGAAACAAAGCCAATTTCTGAAACCGAATATGAGGAACTTCTGAAAGAGAAAGGAAAACAAAGTCTTGTTCCTATAACAATGAAATCAGAATCACAGATTGCAGTGCAGTCCACACAGTTTCAATACGGTGTGGACTATTTTGTTGGGGATTTTATTACCGTAGAACATCACAGGTTTGGAATCAGACAGAATAAAATACAGCTTATTGGAATGATTGAGAGTTTTGACCGCAACGGCAGAAATTTAACACCGACATTTAAGGAGGAATGATTTATGGCATTTTCATTCGGATTTTTCAATTCTAAAAATCTTGACAGAACATATACTGCTGAGAATTTCAATGACTATCTCGGCAGTATCATCTGTGACGGGATTCAGGATAACTTCGGGCAGTGTTTCAAGCTGTCTGCAAGCAAATTGAAACTGACAATAGGCAGCGGAAAGGCTTGGATTCAGGGGCATTACTTCATTTCGGATACTGCATACACCTATGACTTATCACGCTATGTGGACGAATCTCTGACAAGATATATGGCGGTTGGAATTTGTTGCAATACTTCTGAAAACGTCCGTAATGTCAGCTTTGAAATTCTCGCAGGAACACCTGCCACAAATCCTGCAATACCGAGATTTCAGAACACAGATTACAAGAAATATCTCACCCTTTGCATTATCAGACTTGATGCAGGCACATCAGAACTCAGCATCACAGACTACAGAGAAAACAATAATTTCTGTGGATATGTCCGCTGTATTTTAGGAAAATGCAAGGTCACGGATATGCTCTCTCAGCTTTCTGAAATTCAGACGCAGATAAAAGATTACAACATCACAGTCGGTCAGCTGACAACAAAGATAAACGAATTAACGCTGAAAATTGATGAAATGACAGGCGATGTGGTTTCCATCGGGAAATGCGGTCAGAACGTGGATTTTGTGCTTTATTCGGACGGCAGACTGCTCCTCAAAGGCACAGGAGCAACGTTCGATTATTCTACTGACAGCAATCCGTCACCATTGCAAAACAATGCAAATATCAAGTCGGTTATTGTTTCAGAGGGTGTGACAGGCATTGGTGAACGACTTTTTCAGTATTGTGATAACTTAAAAACAGTATCACTTCCGACTACACTTACAGCAATCAAAAAGGCTGCATTTCTGCCGCATATTGACGGTTACATTTATCATCAGAGGCTTAATGGTTTAACAGAACTGAAGATTCCGGAACGTGTTACTGAACTTGGCGTGAATGCATTTGCAGGAACTGCAATCAAGTCCGTAACCGTTCCGCCCTCTGTGGCAACCGTAGGTGCAATGGCGTTCAGCGAGTGTCAGTATCTTGAAACGGTGCGATACGGCGGCAAAGTCATCAGTGACAGAATGTTTGTACGATGCACAAAACTGAAAAATCTTACCCTTACCAGAAATGTCAAGGAAATTGTGGGTGGCTGTTTCAATTACTGTGAATCCCTGAATCAAATTACCTATGAGAGTTCTCTTGCAGACTGGAACGCTGTGAAGAAAAATACAAACTGGGACAGCCGTGCAGTTGATATCGAATCTCCGCTTGCAAAAATTCAGTGTCTTGACGGATATATGGAATATGTTGCAGGTACAAAAACTTGGAAAGAGGTGAAGTTATGATCAAATTTCTTGTAAAGGGACAAAACATTGAAACGCTGGAACATGAGATCATTGCGGCAGATCAGATCGCATTTGTAAAGGTGCATTTTGCATTTGATAACAGCTGGAAACCGCTGCATAAGGTAGTGCAGTTCACACAAGACGAAAGCACTTACAACCGAGTTCTTGGGACTGAAGAAACAAGCTGTTTTCTGCCGTCAGAATTGCTTGCAGGAACTGTAAAGATGTCACTTTTTGGCTATGATGTGGCATCTTCTGAAACCGTCAAGGCAACGACTGTTGTCAAAACACTGCACATCAGACCATCGGGATTTGATGGAGAAAACAGCAATGTTCCTCCCACACCTGACCTATATCAGCAGCTGCTTCAAAAAATACAGTCTGCATCTAAGGGACTTGATGGCAAATCAGCCTTTGAGATTGCCGTAGAACACGGTTTTGTTGGCACTGAAATGGAATGGTTGGAAAGCCTCAGAGGGACGGACGGCAAAGATGGCTTGCCTGGAAAAGACGGGGCTGACGGACTTCCCGGACGTGATGGAACAAATGGTAAAAATGGTGTAGACGGAAAGAATGGAACGGACGGTATCAGTGGTTCTGATGGAAAATCTGCTTACATCATCGCTGTGGAACACGGCTTTACAGGTACTGAAGATGACTGGTTACAAAGTCTGAAAGGTACTGACGGCAAAGACGGAATAACACCTGATATGTCGGTGTATGCAACAAAAACAGATATTGCAGAGCTGCAAAAACAAATTGAAAGCATCTCCGGCATCAGTTATATTTCTGTATTTGAAGGCGGTTCTGATACTTTGCAAAAATATGGTGACAGCGTTTACACCTATTACAACGATGATTATCGTTCTCTTGCAGGTTTTGCGGAGAGTTATCCGCATTTCTGCTCTGCCGAAAATGACTATGCCCTGTATTTCAATCAGAACGATTTCAGCTGGGCTGGAACGGTATTTGTGATTTTCCTGACACCAATTGCAATCTCAGCAGATATGCATCTGCTTTTAAGCTATCTGGTTGGTGCATCAGAAAATGCAACATTCTATCTTGTGAAAAAGACAGATAAAACAGGAGCAGAACTGGCTCAGCATATTTATGAGGAAATCAAGGCGGAAAATGCCTTGCAATTATCGTTTCAATGGCTTTATTCCAATGATTTTATTTCTGTTATACAGTCACTTGAAAACACATCGGATGGAGAATATTATCTTGCCTTCAAAGGCACATCGGACAATTCACATCCGATGGTCAAATCTATCAAATTTATGAAGGGGTGATTTTATGAAAGATACCATTTGCCTAATCGCAGGTGTAATCGGCGGATTTATCGCAACGCTGCTTGGGGGCTGGGATTCTGCTCTTGCAACGCTTGTCGTTTTTATGGGAATTGACTTCGTGACAGGAATTGTAACTGCGGCAATGGGGAAATCCAAGCACAGCGAAAGCGGCACACTCAACAGTACAGCCGGCTGGGTCGGACTTGCAAAAAAATTCTGTATTCTGATTATGGTGGTTGTCGGCGTGAGAATTGATATTCTCATCGGCACAAATTACATCCGTGATGCCGTTTGTATCAGTTTTTGTCTGAACGAACTGCTCTCTATTATCGAGAATACGACTTTAATGGGGATTCCTTTCCCGCCGGCATTCAAAAAAGCAATTGATGTTCTGCAAAATAAGGTGAGCAGAACAGATGAAACAAAGGAGGAAAATGACAATGGCAATTCTGAAACCTGATAACAAAACAACATTTGGCGGTGTAACCGTCAACGAGTATTTACTCACAAAACATAATCCCAACAGAATCGATATGCCATCTGTTTCGATGGAGGGCAAAGTTATCGGCGTAACAGTCCACAATACCAACTGGATTTCCGTAGCAAGTGGAACGACACCTGCGGAGCAGTACACAAGAGCAACCGCCAATGGCAATATGAACGATGTCAGAGTGCATTATTATGTGGACAATACCTGTGCATGGCAGAATCTGCCACACAGCCTGAGCGGATGGCATGCAGCGGATGGCTCCGGCAATGGCAACAGAAGAACTGTATCTATCGAATGCATCATGAGTTCTGCTTACAATGATAAGGATAAGAAATCTGAGGACAACTGTGCAAGACTTGCCGCAGCCTTGCTGAAGAAGTATAATCTCGGCATCGATCATCTTTACACACATACCCACTGGCTCAATGTTCGTGACGGAAAGTCGGGCAGTGTAGATTATCTCAATACAGCAAGAAACTCCTACAAGATGTGTCCGCTTTACATTTTGCCGCACTGGGCAGAGTTCAAGAAAAAGGTACAGGGATATATGAGTTCTGCAACGTCATCAACGCCCTCTGCACCTGCGACAAAACAGCTTTACAGGGTAAGAAAGTCCCGGTCTGATGCCAAATCGCAGATCGGGGCTTTTTCTTCTCTTGAAAATGCAAAGAAGGCCTGCAAGGCTGGATATGCTGTTTTTGATGAAAAAGGAAATGCTGTATTTCCTGCAAAGAAATCTGTTGACGAAATTGCCTGTGAGGTTATTCAGGGAAAATGGGGTAATGGCTCTGAACGTAAGAACAGACTTACAAATGCAGGATATGATTACAATGCCATACAGAAAAAAGTGAATGAGCTCATTAAATAAGACAAGCCCGTCAGAGGAGAAAATTTTCCTCTGACGGGCATTTTTTCGTAAATCGACACCTCTGATGTCCGTTATATAGTAGAAGGTTTCGTTAAAATCCGAAAAAGCGTCCTAATAAAAATAGAAGAAGGAGTGTTGATTATGAATGAAAAAGCAATGATTATATATTTACATACAGAAGGACTTTCCTTTACCCAGATTGCCAAACAGCTTGATTTGTCTGTCAATACAGTCAAATCGTTTTATAATCGGAACAAAGACAAGCAGTTCTGCCTTTTCTGTGGTGCTTCCATTGAGCAGCCACCGAGAACAAGGCTGAAAAAATTCTGTTCTGATAAATGCAGATTGCAGTGGTGGTACGCTCACGCCAAGGATGTGAACAGAAAAGCAATGTATGACTTTACTTGTGCCTGCTGTGGAAAGCCGTTTGAGGCATACGGCAACAATCATCGTAAGTATTGCAGCCGTTCCTGTTATATGAAAGCAAGGTTTTGCCATGAATGAAGTGATGTACCAGGCAACTATGAGCATTGCAAGAAAGCTGTTCCGTGATGGAGTTCTCACGGAGTCGGAATATCGTCAGATTGATACAATGTTCAGGAAAAAATATCACCCGATAATCGGCACATTATTTGTTGACTTACAGTCCGATAAGAGTTAATATGTGACATTGAAAGGAGTGATTTTATGCGTAGAATCATAAGAATTGAACCTCAAGTCACATTACCTGAACGGAAAAAAGTAGCTGCTTACGCTCGTGTTTCAATGGAATCCGAACGATTAGCTCATTCGCTTGCTGCTCAGATAAGTTACTACAGTGAGCTGATACAGCGAAATCCAAACTGGGAATACGCAGGTGTTTATGCTGACAACTTTGTATCTGGCACAAGCACAATAAATCGTGGTGAATTTCAGCGTATGATAAGAGACTGCGAGAACGGAAAGATAGATATTATACTTACAAAGTCAATCAGCCGTTTTGCACGAAATACTGTAGATTTACTGCAAGCTATCAGACATCTGAAAGAACTCGGAGTTGAAGTGAGGTTTGAAAAAGAAAATCTCAGCAGTATTTCATCTGACGGCGAACTGATTTTGACGCTACTTGCTGCTTTTGCTGAAGAAGAAAGCAGCTCACAAAGTAACAATGTCAAATGGTCTATTCAGAAAAAGTACGAGAAAGGTCTTACTCATGCTGCAAGACGCTGTCTCGGATACAAATGGGAAGACGGACACTATGTCATTATTCCCGAAGAAGCTGAAATTGTCAAACTGGTGTTTCAAATGTACCTTCATGGCAGTAACTGTATGCAGATTGCTGCACATCTAAAGGAATGTGGTTATAAAGGTATCAAAGGAAGTTATTTGACACCCTGCTACGTTATAGAAATTCTTGACAACATAACATATCAGGGAGATTTAAGATTTCAGTATACATACTCTCCAAAAGTAAGAAAGCAAAAACGAAACTATGGAGAAGTTCCACGATATATACTATCTGACGCTCACGAGTCGATTATCAGTCGTGAGGACTTTGCCAGAGCAAAAGTAAAAAGAGACAGAGACAGAAATATTCGTGGAAGACGCAGAGAAACTTGTTTTTCACGAAAAATATACTGTGGAAATTGTGGTTCTATGCTTTATCGGGCAACTGCAAAACTAAGCAAAACAACAAAGAAATACTGGAATTGCAGTTTGAAAATATCATCACATGGAACTAAATGTAAAATGTCAAATATATATGAGTCAGAACTTGAGACAATCTGTGAAAAAATAGTCGGTCTTAAGCAATTTGATGAACTCATAGAAAAGGTGACTGTATTTCCAGATTATTTAATCTTTCAGTACTATGATGGAAAGGAGACCAAATGGGAAAGATAACAAAAATACCAGCATCAATTAGCCGCTACACATCAGCACCGATTGATGCTGTTGTCAAAAGAAAAGTAGCAGCCTACGCTCGTGTGTCAACCGATTCGGAAGAACAACTTACAAGCTACGCTGCACAGGTCAGCTACTATGAGGAATACATCAAAGGACATAAAGACTGGGAGTTTATAAATGTGTATACAGATGAAGGAATCAGCGGCACCTCAATGAGAGGCAGAGAAGGCTTCCAAAGAATGATATCAGATGCTCTTGCAGGAAAAATTCAGCTGATTATTACGAAATCCGTAAGTCGATTTGCCAGAAACACTGTTGACAGTCTGACAACTATCCGCAAATTGAAAGATCATAATGTGGAGTGCTACTTTGAAAAAGAGGGGTTATGGACTTTCGATAGTAAATCGGAAACTATACTTGCAATTATGAGCAGTTTGGCTCAGGAGGAGTCACGTTCTATATCAGAAAATGTTACATGGGGTCATCGAAAGCGAATGGCAGACGGAAAATTCAGCATAGCATACAGCACTTTCCTTGGATATGACAAAGGTGAGGACGGAAAACTGGTCGTCAACCCGGAACAGGCGAAAATTGTCAAACTGATTTATCGTTTGTTTCTGGATGGAATGACGCCATATTCCATTGCAAAAGAACTTACCAACAGGCAGATTAAAACCCCAACCGGAAAAGACAAGTGGAATCAGACAACTGTTATTCGCATTCTGACAAATGAAAAATACAAGGGTGATGCACTCCTTCAGAAGAATTATACAGTCGATTTTCTAAGCAAGAAAACCAAACGGAATAACGGTGAAATTCCCCAATATTACATCACTGATGACCATGAAGCCATTATTGAGCCTGCGGTTTTTGACCTGGTACAAAAAGAGATTGCAACCCGACCACGAGGAAATTCACGATACAGTGGAATCAGCATTTTTTCCAGCAAAATAAAATGCGGCTGCTGTGGTGGCTGGTTTGGTTCAAAGGTATGGCATTCAAATGATAAATACAGAAAGGTTATATATCAATGCAATCAGAAGTTTAAACAGAAATGTTCTGTGTCACATATCTCTGAAAAAGAAATCAAGTCCGTGTTTGTGAGTGCAGTCAATCAGCTCATCAAAAACAAGAAAGAGCTGATTGCCAATATAGAAATGATTTACAGAGTAATCTGCGATGTAACAACACTGGAATTTGAGCAGGAACGGCTTGGTAATGAAATGACCCAACTGGCGGAACAAGTCGAAGCTGCCATGTACGAAAACTCACGTGTTGCACTCAATCAAGATGAGTACAGAACCAAGAATAATAAACTAATCGAGCAATTTGAAACGACAAAGGCAAAATACAATGAAATTTCCGAGCAGATTGCCGACAAGCAGAACCGGTCACAGCAGCTCAGACAATTCTGTGATGCACTGCAAAAAACGAACGAACCAATCACGGAATTTGACGAAGGGCTGTGGGGTGCATTAGTTGACTGCATTACAGTAAATCCAGATGGGACAAAAGTTGTCACATTCAATGACGGAAGTATCGTATAGCAGTACAGGAAAATCGGATTTAACTGTCATTTTCAGTTTGTAGTAATGATAACATCAAATTACTACATTCGGCACATTCTTAAGCATTCATATACACCACATAAACTTAAACGGCACATCAGTCTAAAAAAATGATGCGCCGTTTTCTGCGTATTTATGCTGTTTTCAATGGGTATGCACCCAAATGCGAAAAATGCACCCAATGGGTGCAAAAATGCCCTTTTCGTTAAATTGTATCAAAATGATAACTCAGATAGAAGTTCCGCAGTATTTCGTGGAACACAGTCATGATGCGATCATCGAGCCGGAGGAATTTAAACTGGTGCAGGCGGAAATCGAAAGACGAAAAGGACTCGGCAAAGAGTATAGCGGCAGTTCTATTTTCTCGGCAAAACTCGTCTGCTCCTGCTGTGGCAGTTTCTTCGGCTCGAAAGTGTGGCATTCTACTTCCAAATACCGCCGTGTGATCTGGCAGTGTAATCACAAGTTCAAGAACGGAGAGAAGTGTAAAACGCCACATCTGTATGAGGACGAGATAAAAAAGCGGTTCATCGAGGTGTGCAACCGGATAGCAAGTGACAAGGAGGATTTTCTGATTTCCTGTCAGCAGATCGTGGAAATACTCTCCAACACCGCAGCACTGGATAGAAAAATCGAAGCACAGTATATCTACCTGAACGGGCTGGCAGTTTCGATGCAGGAGTTCATCAAGGAAAATGCTATGAAACCGCAGGACGAGGACTTCTACAAAAAGAAAATGGCGGAGTACAATTCACAAAAAGCTGAAGCCGAAAAGGTTCTGCACGACCTTCAGGACAAAAGAACCGCCCGGCTATCACGCAAGGAACTGCTCGAAGGGCTTATACGAACGATGAGCAGAGAAGGTATTGTGACCGATACCTTTGACGGAAAGCTCTGGCTGCTGCTGGTGGAGAAAGCGACTCTGGGTACAGACGGAAAGCTGACCTTCACGCTACGGAACGGCACGGAGATTGAAGTGTAAATACTATATTTAAAGGGGCTGTGGCTACCGATGTGATATTCCTCACATTGGCTCATCCACAGCCCATATTTTGTTTATTAGGCGTTGATTTTTGTCCTGATATATGATAGAATGTAGTAAAATAGGATTGTTGTATCCTGTTGAAGTACGTGAATATTTTTACGCTCATTTTTAACGGAGGAATTTTTATGCAATCGATAAAGAAAATCATGGCATTCATTACAGCGTGTACTTCTATGATAACACTCTCTGGAATGTACGAATCAGCAACACCTGTCGCTTTGGAAGCCGAATCTGTTCTTGTAAAAGAAACGATAAACTTCTATGACTACTGGAAAGAAAAGTACCTTGTTCAGAATCCCTATGTTACTGATGAAACACAGTATTATGTATTCTATGGTGACCAGACCTATTCAGAAGCAGGTTATGAAGTCGAAGTAACCGTCTCAGAAGCCCACGGCTATGGTATGCTCATTGCAGCATCTATGTCAGATTATGACAACGAAGCTAAAAAAATTTTTGATGGTATGTATCGCTATTACCAGTCACATCTCAGTGAGATAGGACCGAATCTGATGGCATGGCAGCAAAATGACAATGGTAAAGCAATTGTCAACTCATCATCCGGTGCGGATTCTGCAACGGATGGTGATATGGACATTGCATATGCACTACTGATGGCAGATAGCATATGGGGCAGTGACGGAGAGATAAATTATAAGCAGTCTGCGGTTGATGTTATTAATGACATTATGACCTATGAGGTAAACAAAACGGATTGGGTGCTGCAACTTGGTGACTGGGTATATGGTTCAAGCGAAAATGATACATATTATTCTGCAACAAGGTCTTCAGATTTTATAATGCAGTATATGCCTGTTTTTGCTGAAGCTACAGGAGATGAACGCTGGCTGAAGCTTTATGAAAATACTTATAACATAATCAATAAAATTGTAGATAAATACGGTACTGGTATTCTGCCAGATTTTATCATCAAAGACAGTGCGACCGGAGAATTTATCCCAGCTCCTGCGAATTTATTGGAAAGCGAAAATGACGGCAATTATTATTACAATGCCTGCCGTACTCCGTGGCGTATCAGTATGGACTATCTGATTAACGGAAATGAAGATGCTTTGAAGTTTGCCAATGCAATCAATAATTTTATCATTAGTAAAACAGGCGGTGACCCATGGAATATCATGGCTGGGTATGCTCCTGATGGAACAACTATTTCTGACTGGAATGACCTCTGTTTCGATGCACCATTTCTGATATCGGCAGCCTGCGGTGATAACATGAACTGGCATGATAGTGTACGTGATATGATTCTGAATTACGGAGAAGATGTATACTTTGGCGATACAATTACTATGCTTTGTCTGATTGTGGATGATGGATGCTGGATAGTACCTGAAAGTATAAATATGAGTATACCCGGCGATGTGAATGCTGACGGCACATTCAATATATCTGATGTGGTTATGATGCAGAAATGGCTGCTTGCTGTACCTGATGTGAAACTTGAAGATTGGAAAGCAGGAGATTTATGTAATGACAATATTCTCAATGTGTTTGATTTGTGCTTGATGAAGCGAGAGCTTATCCGCACTACTGTTACAACATATATTAAACCGGATCATGAAGTTCTATATGGCTCACCTATAGGCGTTGAAGCGGAAGAGATTTCAATGTATCTCGGTCCTGATACAAGCTATAGTGTAGTCGAAACGATTCCACAAGGAACGATACTTAATGAGTTGGGAGTTCAAGAAAATAACAACAATTGGGTGTTTGTAGAGTATGAAGGACAGTATGGCTGGATTCAGATGATTTCAAATGATGGTGAAACACTGTGTAAAATACTTGACCTACCTGTGGCAGATAAACCTGTCATCTACCTATATCCAGAAAAAGAAACCGATGTCCATGTGGAACTGGAACTGACAGAAGCCGACCTCTCCACAACCTATCCGAAGTATAATAACGGCTGGGATGTGGTTGCATATCCGGACGGCACGCTTCTGAACAAGGCAGACGGCACGCATCATAAATACCTTTTCTGGGATGCTGTGAATTGCCGCACAAGATTCGACTTCTCCAAGGGCTTCTGTGTGGCAGGCAGCGATACAGAGAGCTTCCTCAAAGAGAAACTCACATACATGGGCTTGACCGAACAGGAGATGAATGAGTTTATCGTATACTGGCTGCCGCTAATGGAGCATAATGCGTATAACCTTATTTCCTTTCAGGGCGAAGCCTATACGAATTCTGCAAAGCTAAACATTACACCTACACCTGACAGTATGCTCCGTATCTTCATGGCATATGTTCCGCTTGATAACGCTGTGGACATCGAGCCGCAGCAGCTTGAAACCTTTGAAAGAAACGGCTTCACAGTCGTTGAATGGGGCGGAACTGAAATCAAGACAGGAATTAATTGAATATCTGTAGCATAACAAGGGGCTGTGGATACCAATGTGATACTTCTCACACTGGCTCATCCACAGCCCTGTTTTTTATGTCTATTTACAGTCTTTTTTAAGTTTCGTTACAAAAGTCAACGATAACTCCGAGTAAAGTGCACCCTTTTTCGAGTTTCGTTACAAAAATCAACGGTAACTTGGGCAATCGTTGACTTTTGAGGTTAATCTACTCATTTTTACCCTGTTTTGACTACTTTTAGGAGCGTATAGTCCTCAACCTCATAAGTAATCGTTTCCGATTGCCTTAAAAATCAGCGTATTACCTGCATTTAGGCAGAATAATGCACCCCTACTTCGATTGTATCAAAATTGGGGTGCGAATATGGTGGGCCATTAGGGACTCGAACCCCAGACCGTCCGGTTATGAGCCGGATGCTCTAACCAACTGAGCTAATGGCCCGAATAAAACTATTCGGAAGCCAAAAAGACTTCCGAATAGTAAGCTATTG